GAATATAGCAGTCGTTATAAATCCAATCGGAAATAAAATATAAATCTCACTTTTTGCCTGCTTATAAGTCTCCCAAGCTTTCTTTAAAAATTCGTGTTTGATAGTAAAAGGTGGGTTAATCCAAATCCTACTATATTTTGTCCAATCTTGGAGGAGGCCGTCAGTCTCTATCGTGTCGTAATTAGCTATCCCAAATTCTTCGGCTTTTTCTTTGGTCGTAGCGGGATCATAGTCAAAGGATCCAAATCTACTCACAAACTCTTTCGGGGTGTAGTATTCGTTATCTTTTGTAAACTGTACTTGTGACTTTGCCATTATTTTAAATTACCGCTTATATATAATACTAATAAACTAATGATTATTATCGGGGAAAATGCTATTAAGAGGATTAGGTATAGGTTACGCATTTTATAAATTACTAATAATAAGTTGCACCGTTCTTTTCATTGTTAAACAACCTTCATCAAATTCGTCGCTTTCTCTTTCGGGAAATTGTGTTTGTAGTTTGTCTAATTTGTCTAGTAGTTCGTGTTTTGTGTCACACCTACTTTTGCCATAACCTATCTGCATAGATTGTTTTAAGGCTTCATCGAATAAGATTCTAAGCCTTTCTTCGGTTATTCCTTCCTCAAATATTTGGTTTGACATAGTTTTATTTGTTAGGGGTTAAAAGTTTTTTAATATAACGAATAATGCCATTTTCTGCACAAGTCACAAGATATTCTAAGTCTGTTTCTTCTCCAGTAATTGCAGGTTTTTCTTCTGGTAGCCTATCCCTCAAATCCGCATAGATATACTCCACCAAGAGGGGTAAGGAGGCGGTAACTTCGGCAAGGGCTTGTTTCCTAATTTGGTTTCCTTTTGCAATTTCAGAGTCTTGGTTGAAAAAGATACCCTTTTCAATAAATTCGTCTTCAGTTAGTTCTCTCTCCCTCGGCAATAGTTTTTTTAGGTTTTCGTAGTTCATGGTTAGTTAATTAGTTCTGGGTTCTGATAAATATTACCGATGATTTCAACTATACCCATATCAGAAAGTGCAATATCCCAATGCCCTGATTTACTTGATATAGCTTTAAACTTTGCTTCCAAATTATTCCATTCAATTTTTCTTATACCCCAACTTTCATTTTTCACAATATCCCCACCATAAATATCATTTTCATTTTTATCTAATCTACCAGTGAATTGCATTATTTCTAATCCCTCAAAATCATCAACCATATTTTCTTCATACCAGTACATATTTTTTCCAAATGGTAGTTCAAACATTTCTTTCGTGGAATATTGATACGCTCGAAACTTTATTTGTCTCATAATGTTAATTTTGCTTTTTAGCTTTACTGATTAATTTTCCCCTTTTTATACTTGTGGGGAGCAAGTGATTGCTACTGTTGCCAGTAGTATTTTTTCTTACCAACCAGATTAGATAATTCCAAGGTACATTGCAATTCTACTTCGTCTACCATCTCCTTTAGGCGTTCATGGCCATGTTTGTAACAAAATTCTTCCTTGATACGGATAAGGTAGTCGATTGATGGTTTGGTGTTATGGATAAAGCGAAATTCCCAGACGCGGATGGCCACGCGAAGCAGTTGCTCTTCATCCATTCCATTAATCATCGTCGTCCTCCTCATGAGGCAAATTGAGAAAGGCGGCAAAAATTGACTTATGCCCTTTGTCCATTTCCCTCCTGGTGCAGTCCGCACAAAGACAGATATGGCTTTCAAACTCGTTACGGAAAACCGTTTGAGTTTTGCCACATGATACGCACACACTAGTCCCCATTCTTGACCTCCTTGGCCTCACTGGCTTTGTTGTACTGCTGGCCATAGCGGAAAACGTTACAGTTCGAGCATTCGGGGCATTTGTCGAGGCATACGCCCTTCCATTGTTGCCACAGAGCCAAAATCAGTTGTTTACGGCGAAATTGACAGTACATCTCAGTATCTCCCTTCTTGTTGGTTTACGGTTTCCCTCGATTTGTCATATTCTTCGAGGTACATACGCTTGTGACACGAGAAGCAGACCATTTCTAACTTCTCACGCAGAACAATGAGGCGACGCAGATCGGGACGTGTTTCGTTGCCACAATTCCAGCAACGGCCGTTCTCGACGGCTCGAAACACATCTTCTCGGCATTGAAGGCAGAAATAAAAGTTTCGTCCCCCTGCCAGTGGTGCAACGTGCATTTTTCCAACTTCAAAAGTCTTATCGCATACTCCGCATTGCTTATCCATGATGTTTCTCCTTGGGTATAGTTATACTCGTAGTATACCTATTGTTTACTCGTTATTTACTTCCTAAGTGTAGATGGTAAGTTTTATAACTTAGAATTTAAAACATTAATGTTTGTTGGAGCATTTAGAGTTTTAGACCACCTACATTTAGAAAGCAAATAACTTTATCTCGCCCTATACTCCCCAGCCGAAGCTAGAGGAGTGAACTACCGACACTCTTACGAATGTTTCCTCATCCTACAAATGATTTACAGATGAGGAGTATAGAGCAAGATATATCTAATTGGTTTTCAAAGAACACTTCCCTAGTAACTTTTTAGCTACTATCCCTCAAGGATAAATATTACCCACGAGAGATAGTTTCTAATATTATTCAGAAACTGCTACGCTGTCAGTTGATTTTACTTTTTCGTCAATCAATAATGTAAACATCTCCTCGGCCAGTCTAATAAAGTCAGCCACGCGCATTTTATTAGCACTTACACCAAACTCTTTATAGGTAAATGAATTAAGATCATCCGCAAGTTTATTTTGAATCTTAAAAGACTTAAATACTTCCGGGTAAATTCCTTGCAATAATTTACCGGCCTCGCACTCAGCGCCTAGATAAAAAACTTCATCCCATAAGACACGCTCTGTCAGTTCTACTTCCTTACCATTTCTAACAACTTTGTGCTTGTTTTCATAGCCACGATCTTGAGCAGTCTTTAATTGCTCGCTTGCAACTTCGCTAACCCTTGAATGCTCGCTTGATAACTCCTGGAGCTTTGTAATGCTTTCTCTCGTCATAATATTATTTATTAATTATTAATAAATTAAGATTAGCATAATTATACGAAATCATACAACAAAACTGTGGATAATTATAACCGCCAGATGATCCTATTCGTCGCCTTTCCCTTCATCGGGTCAATGACTACTTTGACACTATCGCCGACAATAATATTGATCCTTTTGTAACGCAATTTACCGGCTAAATAGCATAGTATTTCCTCACCGCTCTCAAGCTCAACCTTAAACCTAGCGTCTGCTAAAGATTCGGTTACTTTACCAATACTAAAATTAGTTTCCTTGCTCATTTTTAAATTCTTTATATCTTTTAATTGACTTATCAGGCATTAATTCAACAACCTGGCCATTCAAATACTTAATCTTGGTAGCATTATGTTTATTAAGCATAATGGTTAAAAACTGGTCGCGCTGTCTTAACGCCTTATAATCTGAATCGTAGTGTGGTTGTTGGTGTCCCATAACAACGTCCGGGCAATAGGCAATATTGTAAGGCACCTTTTTCATTCTTAAATAAAAATCTGTATGCTCGCTTATTTTTAAATCTTTATCCCATTGAATATAGTTAAAAAGCGTCTTTCTCATTAGAGAAAAGTTAAGAACGCAACCGGTCTTTTTGTATCTTATGCCGTTTGTTACACGATAAATATCGCGATCATCAATCTGAACAATCTCGCCGTTATTTATTTCCAAATCAAACTCAAAATGTAGCGTATAACCGTCCTGCTCAACAGCTCCGCCAACAATGCCGATGTTTTTGTTTTGGTCCAGCAAGTCAACCATCTGCTTTAAGTCTGTCCTATCTGTAAAAATAAAATCATCGTCTAGTATAAGTTTGTATTTACTTGGTGTTTTGTTTACTAAAAAATTACGCGCAAATGACACACCGCAATCATATGGCAAATGGTCAATTGATATCCTTTTTATTAATCCAGCCTTTTGCACAATATCTTTTAAATTAGAATAAAATTTGCGGTCTAATTCTTCATTTTGGTCAGCAATATAAACGTTCGCCATTGGGTAAAATTTAGCGATTGACATCAATAGCGTTTCTAATGCTTGTGGCCTTTTAAAAGTAGTGATACAAAAGTCAACAAACTTTGTTTCGTTTGTCTTTAATTTACTTGATCTTTGTTCTTCATATCTTGGGCTATATGCTACTGCCCCATTCATGCCGACAATATAATCAATGCCGTATTTTTCAAAAAATCTATCTTTATCAGACTGGCGCAATCTATATTTCATATATTCGGACGATTGCTCTGGTTTTATGTGTTGTGGCTTATGGATAACAATAGGATCAGGTGAGAAAGCAACCCTTCCGCCATTTTCTTTAAAGTCAAAGAACCAAGAAAAATGCTCATAGGCAACCTTGATTTTTTCATCCCATGGCACGTTCTTTATTTTCTCAGTCCTACCAATAAAATAATTAAAAGTTAAATCTGCCGGACAGTATCTTAAACCACTAAACTCATCAACCTTAAATTCTCCGTTTAAGTCAACGGCCTTTGTTTCAAAATGCCTATCTTCTTTTTTGGTATATCCTTGGTAATTTCCAACAACTCCATATACAGAAACCCGACCACCAATCAGATCAAATTCAGTATTGTTCTCAATAAAAGCCAGCATTTTATCGGTCAATGCGTTTTTATCATAAAAGAAATCATCATCGCCAACCAAAACAAATTCAGTATCAACCAATTTTATAAGCTCATTCCGCCCAACACACACACCAGAATCAAATGGTAACTGAACATACTTTGCATTATTTTCATTACATACATCCGCTAAGCTACTATCGTAGTTTCCATTTTCACCAACAATAATATTTATTTCTGGATATTGTTCACGCAATGATCTAATACATGCCTTAGTATATCCTGGACGCAGAAACGAAATTATAATCGCGGTTAATTTTTGCATAATTTAGCTATTATTCTAATTACTAAAGGGTCTTCGCTTTTATATTTTGCCAGTCCGGTTGCTTTCTGGTAGTAAACAATATCAAACCCGACACTCTGCAATAAGTACATTAGATCAGTTCCATTAACAAGCGACCGATCGTGATCCGTAAATAAGACCGGCTTATCACCGATTGACCTACACTCAGCCATAAACAATACCTCGTCTTGGCTTGAATTAGCTGACCACTTAATAAAATCAATTAGCTCATCTTTTGGCAAAGCATGTAAAAAAAACCTTGAGTAAATAACGTCAAAATCATTATTTAATTCTGAGTAACTTAGATCATTTATGGCCAAATCTATACCAGTAGCATTAAACCCATTTTCAATAAAATAATTTGTATCTCTATAATTACCACACCCAACGTCTATTATTTTAGACCTGTATGGCAAAACATCTAAACAAAAGCGCGCGAAAGTGGTTGGATAAGATGGCGCTATATTTTTTTTATAAAAATCCTTCCAGTGTTCATTTTCCATTTTATTTTTCAATACATTTATGGTCTGTTTTCCAATTCCATTCTTTAATCGGAGTTTTCCAATCATCACCATAGACATGTTTAATATAATCTAAACCAAGTCCAATAAAATTAATGCCCAATAAATTAACTACTTCTCTATTCTCAATCATTCCTTTTGGATATGTATGAATTATTATATCACTATCTCCGTTGCGTCCGCCATTATCCCAAAGCCCATTCCATCGGCTTCCATCCTCGCGCAAATAGAATAGCCATATATCTGTTTTTATGCCGTATCTAGCGACCGATATTTCTAAACCAAAATCAAGCCTTCCAAATTGGTGCATTATTGAAAAGCCAGCATTTTGTAGTTTTTTAATTAAATCATAAGTAAAGTCTTCGGACAGTATTCCGACATCAGTATCAGGATCATGCTTAATGATGTCCTGATCCCTAACTGCACCAAGGCATGATCCATATGCTAAAAAAACTTTTCCCTCAGAAATTTCTTGAATATCAAAAAGGTTTTTAATTGCCTTACTTGAGTCCATTTTTAATTTTTGAAAATACTTTATTAAAAACCACCTTATCATCTTTGATTAGTTCAATCAGCATATCAAGTATTAACTGTCTAGGAATAGATCTGTTAAATAAAGCCTCCATTTCTAATGAAATAGTGCCTAGTGATTGCGATAAATCGCCCCTAATTGAATATGTTTTGCGTTTTAATTTTTCCATATTGTATATATTACATTATTGTGTGAAACTACAAAATCATACCTGTGGATAATATCTCAATTTCAACGCGCGGATTTTCCTTGTCAATATGAAATATATCTTGAAAACCAGCGACAAACTTTTGCGAATCATTTTCCAATACACCCGCTAAAACTAATCCATCCATGCAAAATTTTTTCGAAAAAGAAACATTATCTATGTCCTTTTTTCTATCCTTTAGAAACCAAGTAAATTTTACTTGCACCGGGTATTCATCTATTGGTGCTATTTTTTGTCTTTTAGCCTCAAGGTAAACCCTATTGGTTTCTGATTGTTTAATACTATTACCACTCCAACGTGATGAATTTAACGCCTTAATATAAGTATTCAAATCAGTTAGCTCGCCTTGTATTACTAGCATTTTTATATTTTCTTAAAAAACCACATTTTTAATGTTGGGGCCTTGCGTGGCCTGTAAGCCAGCAACTTTGCACAATTATGATAGATTCGTGCGTTTTCAATATCTTCTGGCTCGTTTGTTTCTAAAACATCCAATCCTTCAAAATAATTAATTTTTACACCGCAACAAGTAAATGGTTTGCAAATTAATCCTATGTTGTTTATATTTTTTTCCATTTTTTTTTTTTGATTTCTCCATTATGGATTTATACCCTGAAATAATAAGATGATGTGGGTTGCTTGCCGATAGCTTGGCTTTGGTATGTATTATCCTAAAGTCATTAGACTGCAATTGCGTTTATAACTACCCTGTTAAATCATAAAACAACCAGCTAACAAAATAAAAGTTTTACTTTTGACCAAATTCAGTCCCACGTTGTCATCCAAAGACATTGCGTGGAATTTATATTTGATCACAAGTAACTAAGCCCAAGTTTTTTCCGAGATGTGCTTATAGCTCGGTAAGATAAATTGTAAAAAAACAAAAAACTGCTTTTGTGAGAAAAGGAGTGCTACGCTCATCTCTGTGCGTTGGAGTTTACACTCCCTCCCTCTCTCGCAAAAACAGTTTAGAGATGATTTCAGCAAGTTAATAATAACTAATATAAAAACTATACTCAAATACGAAACTGTGGATAACTAAAAACCGACCATTATTGGCCGGTTTTATCTTTAATGCTTCCGAAGATTGTAAGGCTGTATTGCTTACCTCTATGCTTCTCAGATTTAGCGATTGACAAAAGGTAATATAGGTCTTTATTGCTTTTTAAATGGCCTAGTTTTATCGCGAAACAACGCTCGGTCATCTCTCCAATAAATTTAAGATTAGCTGGGTTTTTAACTTTTTTAAAATCATCCGGGCAAATCATTTTTACCTCTTTGCAATATTTTACATACCTTCGCCAATTCTCCTTTTTTCGATCATTCTTTTCTGATAAGTAAAGATTATACAAATCTTGTATTATTGTCGCCCTTTCGCTGTTTGGCATATTTTCGCATTCTTTTAACTCCCTCAATTATTGTCGAATGGTCACGATAATAATTTTCGGCAATAAACTTATAAGTGAATCCTAGCTTATCATGAGCGATAAACCAAAAATAATGTCTGGCTAAACAAATTTCTTTTCTCCTAGATTTGCTTTTCATAGCATGGACATCGACACCGGTATTTTTGGAGATTTCTTTTTCCTTGTCTAAATAATCAGTAATAGTATACATATTTTATGAATTAAAACCTTGCAACCTCTCAATACCCGACTCGTTTGAGAAAAGCATATCGCCTTTGCCTAGTAATTTTTCAGCTCCTGATTCGTCTAACATCACCATTGAATCAACAACCTTACCCATTCTGAATACCACCTTAGTTGGGAAGTTTACCTTAATATCACCGTCAATTACCTTCGCGCTCGCACGTTGAGTAGCAAGAATAATGTGAATACCACAAGCACGTCCTTTCTGAGCTAATAGTTTAATTGTATTTCCAGTCTGCTCTTTCATTGCTAGATCAGCATACTCGTCGATGATTACAAACTTATAATTAAAATCAGCAGTTTCAGATATATTCTTAATTTTCAATTTTTTCATTACCGTATAACGTCTTTCCATTTCTTCAACTAAAGACTCAAGACTTGCCAAAATACCAGAATGGCTATGGCGGTATTCCATAACATCTTCCTCGTATTGTGATAATTCAACTTGTTTTGGGTCCATTAGAAACAACTCAACATTTGGTAGTTTTATCAATTGCTTAATAATCGAATGTAAAAATACCGATTTACCTGATCCAGTTGATCCAGCTACTAGCATGTGTGGAGCTTCGCGGATATCAAAGTATTTAGTTCTACCATCAATAGTCTGGCCAATAGCCAATTCAAATCCTTTGCTACTTGGAAGCGTTGGGAAGGTTCGCTCGACTCTCGGTACTTCAAAACCGACCAGCGTGGAGCCCTGTATTGGGGCTAGGACGCGAATACCGCTTATTCCAAGCACTTGCTCAATATCATCGGCATAAGTACGAATACGAGCCATTTTTAGGCCGATCGAAGGGGAATAACGATACATGTCGACCGTCGATCCTTCAATTTTGCTATCAAATTGCAATAACATGCCATGCTCAAGCAATTTCGTCCTAATTTTGTCTTCGTTTGTCATTTTTGAGTAGTCAATGGCTTTCGCCTCGACAAATTGTTTTTCAACCGCTTTGAGTAACTTACTCATATTGCTCGCCTTGTGAATTTCTTTTTTGAGCAAATCGGTTAAATTATCGACTTGGTGTTTTTTTAATAATTTTGCTGTTTCTTCTTCAATGTCTAGGTGATGAATATATGCAATCATCGCAACCTCATTATCAAACATTGCGTAGAAGTTCGGTACATAGACCATTTCTCCATTTAAGGCTCGTGTGATATCTTGGTATAGTCTGAAATATAGATCAAAGTATTGCGAGTTTTCAGAAAAGATTATTTCATATTCTCTAACCTGTGAAGTGCCATCAGAATTTTTGGTCATCTTTACTTCTTCAAAAATCATCGAGTATGGTTGCTCGCCATACTTGGCATAGGCTAAGAGATAATATTGGACGGCCTGAATAATTTTAGCGCCGTCAATTTTATCTGAGTCTGAAAACCTAGAACAAACTTTATAATCAACAATCTTCAACTTGTCTCCCACCCGGACGATCTTATCAGTGTAGCCTTTCAGCTTTACTGGCAAAGTCAAAGCCTTGCCATTCCACTCCACGTCAACATATTCCTCTAGCTTTTCTTCAATTGAGATAACAGTTTCGTTTTCGTTGTCATAAGGCTTGACTGATACATATGAATTAAAAGCAAAACTTAATAAATCAAAGGCTTTCTGTTTGTTTGGTATCGTTGTGGTGAAGTTTATAAATCCATCATTGTAAGCTTCCAAATATTCCATACCAGCCTTTAATGCAAACTCAATCGCTTCTGATTCGTTGACTGGCGTTTTGCCATCTTCATCTCCGTAATACACTTCCATTGCGCGATGAAATGATTGACCGATGATTGCCGATATACCCATCACAGTATCAAACCTATCCTTGTTTATATATTTAATCTTAAACAAAATAGGATTAGAGCTAAACTGGACAAGCGATGAATATGAATAATGATCGACTGGAAACTGTCCGACTTCATTACTTATTTTACCCTTGGTTACTTTCGGTAGAAGTTTCTTGGTTATCTTCTTCGCCCTCACCTTCTTGATTGTTTTTTTCGTCATTTGATTTTAGTAGATTACCCATTCTCATCGACCCAGCTTCTAATTTAGCGTTGTCTAACCTATCGGCAATAATTGAATCTTTGTTATCTTCATCAATAGCGCGATAGATAGTCTCGTTTTTTGGTACCAATTTAGCCACCTGTTTCAAAACCGTTTTCTTTTTCATCCAACCCTGTGGGTCTTGACCTTCACTCCAAGGACCAAAAGTCTTGAAAGATTTACTAAACTTTTGAGCAATTTCTAATATTTCCTTATCACTCATTACCTTCGATACTTTTCCACCAGCTTGCAATTCGACAATAACATAAGCACCCTTTGTTTTTCCTCTCTCACTAAAAGCGTCATACTCGTGATATATTTCCCCATTCTTTATGCTGAATTTATCATTTTCGTGGACAATCTCGGAAGTGATCGAACGCACACCAGCACGATAGAATAAAGTTACTAATCCCTGATAACCCAATTGGAATTGCGCCACCATGCCAGTCTTGTTGTTGTATGGTAGGACATAGGCCTCACCAGAAACACCCGACGGCATTAGTTTTAGCGAAGCCATCATCATAAATGAGTTAATTACTGAGGCTGGTTCACACTCCAATAATTTTGGTGTTCTTTGAACACTGGCGACTACGTTGCTTAAAAACTCCATAGCCTTTTTATCATCGCCAAAAAAGTTTTCAATTTGCTTCTGATAATTCTTTGCCAAAACAACCTTTAAATCATTAGTGCTTTTAAATAATTGTAATTTATTTTCCATTTTTTTAATTTATTAGTTTATAAGTTATCGACCTGTTATCTACATATTACCAACATTCATAATTAATGCAAGATACGATTTCGTATAATTGTGGATAACTAAAAAGCCCCACTATTAGTCTAGTAGGGCATTTTTTGGAAAGCGTATTATTGAAATAGAGGTGCTTGGTGTTTGTTTTCTTCGACTTTTTCACAAACAGAACATATCTTATTTTTAGCCCGGTCATGTACGAACGCAATCCTTCTTTCTTTACATTCAATACACTGGTAAAAATAAACGTGCCTCCACCTCTTGTTTCTTGTTTTTTTATTCACTGTCATAATTATCTGTTTTGCAATGACAACGCTTTTCCACAATGTCATCAAATTCGCCATGAGTTACAGTTCCATATCCACCACATTCGGGACATTTATTAAATTCAACATCATCATTAACTAAATCAATAATCTCATTTATTTTAGCAATGATTTTACTAGCCATTAATTCTCCCGAATTAAACTTTAACTTTTCGATCATTTTTCTTATTTGTTTTTTTAATTTTGTAAAATACAACTAAATTTTTACACCCTGGCACCTTCTTATAAAACACTTTGATCTCTTTGCTATTTTCTAACTCCCTTAACCTTCTTGAAATTGTTGATGGCTTATGATTTTGCGAGCAATCCCGCTCAATATTGCCACCCGGTACTGGTTCATCATACAACCTAAGATAATCTAGTATGTGACTATATATCGTCATATTTATAGCATTCTGGGTAATAACCATTTTCTTGATAAAATTCGACCGGTGATACCTTGTAAGCAACTGAAACGCATTCGGCGTACTTATCTGAGGCTTGTGCAATCTGATTATCGCGCCAATTTAAAAATGCCGTAAACGCTACCAACAAACACATGACTACAACTACAATGCTAATATTTTTCATACAATTATTATTTAATACTAATTTAACTAATATACAGATTATACGATTTCGCATAACTTAATCAAGTAAAAATGTGGATAACTTTTACAACAAAAACCGCACTGATCTTGTGCGGTTTTCTCCGACTTTTATTATAATTTACTCCAACAGCCTTTTGATTTGTACCAGTCTCTTGTACCAGACGCGTCAAAAAGCATTTTGGCATATCTAACATTGTCATCTAATTTCCTTGGATCAAGTTTCAATTTATTTAGGTTCTCATTATGAACCTGATTAATTTGAAACGCCCCGGTATCAGATGTAGAGCTAACCAACACATTTCCATTGTCATCGTGTTGTTTTAACCCACTTTCACACTTGGCGATTTTTAACATCACCTCACTATCTTTGCCGAAAACATCAATTATCTTATTAATGACTTTATCTGTTTCCGTAGGCTCCACATTAACCTGAGGCACGCTCCGTTCGATAATCTGTATCTGTTCGGTAATCGTGGGGGTCGTGGTGGTCACCAACAACATTAATAGACCTAACATAATCGGATAAACTTCGCCCGTCGATGTAGACTTTGAATATCCACTATAATTTTAACATAAAAACGAAATATCCACCCGATTAAGAGTGGATATTTCTGTATATACATTTCTGGTCTATTCCGCTTGCAAGATAGTACCTTGCTTCCCAGAAAAACGGTTGTCAATGCCTAAAGCATTGTTGTAAATAATTATACTACCATTTACATTGCTTGACAATACTATTTTGATGTCTTGACCTTAACAAAGTTCAAAACAATGGTGATTAATCCACCAACAGTCATCGAGCCGACGATAGGCTGAATGTAGGTAACAATCAAACCCCAAATAGAAACATCTGAAAAACCAGCGAAGGCAATGAAGGAAGCGCCGACGGTCATAGCAGTCAGCAATCCTTTTTTGAAACCTTTTGAAATACTATATTGCATATATTTTAATTTTAACTAAATAATTCGTTTAATTTTGCGGTAGTGACGCGACCAACACTACCAGTTACTAATATACCATATTTGGCCTGAAACTTTTTAACCGCCTCGACAGTTACCTGGCCAAAATATCCTCGCGCTGTTACGTTTGATGGAAACACGCCATCATAAGTCAAACAATCCTGTAGCGACGTAACAGACCCGTCATATTTAGGCTTTGTATTCATCCCATCGAATTTAAAGTTCATCCAATACTGTGCGAATACGTTTCTTTGCTTAAAAAATGACTCCTTGATGATCCTTTTGCCATTTATGGTATTTAGGTCTTTGCCCCAGCTATCCTGTATCAAGAGCGCCTTTTCTGATTCATAAAGCCCATATTCAGGCAATACGGTGATTGAATGGCCATAAGGCATATTATTACCTAATATTTTTGGTACCTTTCCCCATTCTCCAGGACCAAACCGAACGAATATCTGCAATGGCTTGCCAGTTGTTTCAATTATTGAGGCAATTTTATCAATGTCTTTTACCGGCACTGTTATTGGTACCCCCATCTCAAATACCTTTGCAATCTCTGGCAACCAAGGCAACAGTTTGATATCGTTCATTTGCGCCTCGCTTAGATTATCTGATGGCATTAAATCATCCGGTATCATGCCAACACTCAATACATCTTGAGCAAACATGCCCTCGGCTGGCTTGTTTGACCTCTGGCCATAAACCCATTTAAAAGAAAAATCAACCCAGATACCAGTACGCTGAAAATACATTATTGACCAGATCAAAGCCCTAGTTGCACCGACGCACGAACCAGAACCATTTTGATTACGCACTGGAAAATTAAACCGCTCTGGATTTAGTTGTTTATTCCAATTAACTTTATTTGCGGTCGCAACTATCTCGTCAAATTTATATAGATTTTCTGTATCGCGATCATTGTATATCAAGGCCCCAAGCTCTTGATACTTAGGCTTTGGTTTAAATAAGTCTTTTATAAAATTAAACATATTAGCGCTTTGTTAATGCCTCCTTAATAAAAATATAATTTGCCTTGATATCAATTATCGCCATCTGTACTTCGAGCGTATTTTTACTTAATGTCTCAACGGTCTTTTTTAACTCCGTTTGATTTTCTTCTGCGCGAGCCAATCTATTAGAAAAATTAGTCCAACCAACTATTATTGAGCAAATGAAAGCTATGAGAAACCAGTTTTCTCTCATTTGTTTTAAGAAATTTTGTGCTTGAGTTTGTTGTTGTTGCATGTTAAGCAAATTCGGTATTAAGAGCTACTAAAGAATAACCAACGCCTCCATTGCCACCAGAACCAGCGCTATTAACATAGCCAGCACTTGAATCACCACCAACCGCATAACCACCACCGCCAGTTCCACCCCAGCGAGCAACGGTCGTCCCGCCTGATATTTGACCAGTTCCA